TCTTTTTGGTTACTTTACTATGACGAGAAGTCTTCCCTATATAGTTCATATGCACAACCTTATCATCGGCTAACTTAGCTACAAACTCAAATACGTGTTGCATGAGTAAATATTTTATGTTTTACTTGATAACATTGCATGAAGATCTGTATTAGTGTACAGCAAGTAAAAAGAAACAATTTTAGTAACAGCTTCTTCTACAGACACTTCTTTACCTAACGTCATTTCATGCATTATATTACCATCATATTCAGGTATGCACCAAAATATAAAACTGGCTGAATCAGGTATCCAAACAAATCCTTTTTTAGAAGGATAGTCTTTTATTTTTTCTTCTACTAATTCTTCTACTGCTATAGCATTATCCATAAAATATTTTTAATGCTGAGGAATAACCGGTACCAGATCTTTGGCAATTATTGCACGTTCCTGGTATACAAGATAACCTACACCATTGAGTGCTATGGTGGCCTCAAATTGATTAGGGTATACATACACTATGTCCCCGGGCACAATGGTCTTTACATCGGCACCTACTGATTTTACAATAGCCCTCTCAAGGCCATTTCCTTTCAGTTCTTTCTTTATCTTCTCATCCATGATGATCAGACTTTCCTTCTCTTCTTCCATAATAGGAAGAACCAGTGCACGACCCCCAAGTACACCAATACTTACGTCAGTATTGTATGCCTCTTGTGTCTTTTTCATTTCTGCTTTGATGTCAGCTTTTTCTTGTGCTGATACTCCGATATCTATCATATAGTTAATTGTTTAATCCATTTGATGAATTTCTCCCATATCTGTTAATTCACCCAGATTAGGGTTAAGCTCTGCCCACAATGAGAACTCTTCGGCAGTTATCTCTTTCCAGTTAACGAGATTAATCTTTCCCCACTTTTGATTAGGGTCATTGAGATTAGTATTGTGAATATATTGGAAAGGATGCATAGCAATACATTTTCCAATTAATGATCCTGACCTGGTACCATAAAGAATCCAGTAGAACTTTGTGGGTGTCTGTGTTAAGACTGTGCTGCCGGTTTGAAACGTATCCATTATGTAGTTGTTATATTTCTAACAAAGGTAGTGAGAATTATCATACTTGGTTAGGATTTCTAAAATATTTTCTAACAAAGTTAGTTAGCACATAGCTTCAGGGTATTGTTCTATTTCTTTCCATTCTATTTCTGCACAGGGAGGAGATAGTCTTAGTGTTATAGAGATATCAATATATGCAGTATCATTGATCTGTAGGGCCCAGGATTCCCGGCCATGGGGTGTAAACTCTTTTGGTGCATCTAAAGAATCAGGATACACTACTGGTACGTATCCCATTTCTGTTGCTACCTTAATAGGATGAAAGTAGATAAGCTTTGCGTTGGTAGCTTCTTTCATCTCAAGCAGCATATCAAGAGGATCACCTGCACTACTTACCCATGGTATCAAAACAATATCCATATCATTTAGAAGACTACCATGAAGGCAAGCAGCATATCCATGTTTTATTGCTATCTGCCTCAAGGTGCTATACCAAGTAGCATAAACTACTGGATTAGGATTATAATTTTTTTGCATAGATTATATTTAAAAAGGGTGCCGTTATTAGTGACACCCTTTTATTGATCAATGTTTTTTTTCTTACCCTTGTTGCTCAGTACCAGGAGCAGCGTGAGGGATAGCTGCAGTAAGACCTGCTACTGCATTTTTAATAGTAACAAGAGCTTCATCTTGTTCTGCAGCACTCATACCTGCACCTTGTACATATGCAGAAATGTTTTGTGTAGCAGTGTTGATCTCACTTGCCAATTGCTGAAAATCAGTTAACTGTGCCATAATGCTATTGTGATTTTTATTGGTTACATGTATAAGATAATTAACTTTAGCAATGAAAACAAGAAACAAAATTGGACTAATGATAACTCCAAACTTTATCAAAATATAAAATGTAGACATTGCTATGTAGTTAGGTTTTCCTAACAAAAGTAATTACTTTTTATCTTAGTTCAAAATTTTTTGCCCCTATTTACTCATCAAGGTAAACACTCCCCCTATAGGTATCCACATATAAATATCCCCCCTACATGACCCCAATAATTTAACCCCCGGTATTTGATGAGTGTATTATTATGGATAATTTTATATACAAAATTTTACACGTGTGTTATTAGGGTAGCCAGTCTCAGTCTTCATCCCCCTACTCACTTTCGGCTTGAGGGCTTCCCCCTACTAAACAACAAGCTTTGATATTATGAATTTAGTACGAATCGAAAACGGAGGTGAAAATTCAATGCAATTGGTAGATTTCATGAAAGCTGCCGAACTTACTGAGCTTCGCTTCAGTAAGTCCAAAGACCCACAAAAGACCACACAATGGGTATCCACTCCCTTCGGTCGTGTCTTCCTGTCGGCTAAGACTGATGTCTCCGACATCAAAACACTGGTCGTGTTTGAGAATGACGGGTCTACCGACCCTGAGCTGAAAGGCTCACTTTGGATTGGTTCACCATCTGCTATCGCAGGTACAGTGATTAAACTGTCATAAGACAGTTTAATAAGTAAGGGGCTAACGCCCCCTTACTTTACCTATTCAACGGTTATTCTTATTCCAATCCAAATCACAGTATACTTGTATCTAACACATACAGGTATACTTTAATGCATCATAACCTGTTTCCCAAGGACAGGCAGTATTACAACTGAATGCAGAGGGGAGATAAACAATATTCTTAAACAATCTAAACATAGACAAAATGAAAGCATATCTCTTATTACAGACACTGGAAAGCTTTAACCGTAAGATGTCAGAGCTCAATAAAGCTCTTGATATGAAACTTATCTCTATAGATGAGTACATCGCTCAAAGGAATGATCTTGAGGCAAAGCTTCCTAAAATAGATTAATACATCACACACTGATAATCAATGGGTTACATCTGTAGCTCATTGGTTATTTGTTTGTGTTCTCAATGCAGTTATACATAGTTGTTTACTGTAATGTATTGAAAAGTATTGTTTTTGACCCTATGTGGAAACAACTTTTTACGTCTGAGTTAGATTTTCTCTCAACAGATAATAAATAGTTGTTATACATAACTGCATTGAAATGCAAACATATGGTGTGAGAAGGGTATATGGGGTCTGTACATACAAGGCTTTTATGTCTTTTTGACCATTTCGGTGTTTTTCTTGTTTTTGGACCTGTGAACTTGTCCATTGATTACCTTTATTTCATCACATTTAATCACTCTCTTATAGTCCGTTATGAATCAGCAATGTAGTACTGCTTTACCGGTTCTTCCATCTACCTCTGATGGTCATTCTTCTAATCCTTCTGTTCTTTCTGTTCATCTTGTTGATATCAATGATTGTTATGGTTCCTATATGGAGGCCTTGTATCATATGGATCAGCAGGGGGTTCGTCATCTTGGGTGGCTTAATGGTGGTATTGACATTCCTGACCATTATTGCTTTAGGATGATATACAAGAATTGGTCAGGTTCTTCTTGTCTTTTTGTTGATCCTATCTATAGGGTTTCTTATTCTGTTGATATGGGTTAATTGATGTTACCTTGATGTAGTGAAGTAACTATTGGCAATAATCGTATTTTAGCATTGCCGGGTTGCATGTAAATCCAGATTTATTCGGTAAGTCATGCCATTACCCTGATACAGGAGTATCTGAGATGCCATCGTTGGAGATCGTCTCGCCTGTGTCAGGGTAAAAACCGGTAATTCTTTTCATATTTTCACAATTTCATTTTCTCACAGGGTAAAACCGCCAACTTTCTTTTCTTTATGCAAAAGTTATTACAATTTGTTCTCTTTGCACTTTCTATAGGTGTTTCTATTGCTTATCTTGAGCAGGTTATAAAATCTATCATTGATAAGAAAGAATCTAACTACATCAGAGCTGGCTTCCTTTCTCTTCTTCTTGTTGCCTTATGGTCATTATTTTATCTTGTTAACCTTGGACCATTGTAACTATTGTTATACTTTATTTTCCTAAATGCTAAAAACTTAACAACTATGTGGATAGAATTGAATCAAGAAATCCAAGATCTGCTCAAACAGAAAAAAGAACTCGAGCAACTTAAACAAGAATGTTTCCAGTTAACTACAGATGTACCTAATTGGGATATGATGGAAGAAACAGATATTTCTTTTAAACTTTAATTATTTAACTTTTAAAATCTAAAACAAAATGAATCAGATCTTCAAATTTCAGTTCAAAACAACCAAAAGCAAGAACTCTCTACTAAAAGAGTTCACCGGCACATGGCAGGAAATGGATATGTACTATCCTTCTGTTATTATTGCAACTGTAACACCTGTAGAGGAGGAGGAGTTAGAATTAGCATGAGCTACATATCAGAGAATTTCCACAAATTCGTACCAAAGTTTGGTAAATACAGTAATGGTCGTATAGCATTGTCATACAATGAACTATCGGATGATCCGGAACTTGCAGCAGCAGGTTACATGGAACCAGCTTGTACTGCTACCATTAATCTACCACATATAGAGCTTGCAGATGATGAAGTAATCATAAAAGATTACTCAGAAAATGAAGGTTTGTATGCTTGTATGGTAAAAGCTGGTCACATATCTCCTATGATAAGAGAAGAAGGATCAGGTTTTATCACTGCTCCAGTAGTAAAATTATTATTGCAAATACCAAAATAAATTCGTACATTTGTATTGCTTATCAATACGAGTTCCAATGAAGTTATCACAACATCAAAATAAAGCACTACACACAGATGCAGTCCCGTCTCAACTCGGTATTGATAAGCCTTCTGTGTGTGGTGCTATATCTATGTTATGAAAGAGATAAAACTACGAGGAGATAAAGGTTGCGGTAAGTCAATAAAGGTTAGCGATGAAGATTTTGAGTATCTAAACCGTTTTAAATGGTATCCTCATTCTGGTAAATATACTACTTATGCATATGCTTCCTATCACAAAGATAGAATGATGTATCATTTAATAATGCATAGAGTTGTAATGAAAGTAACTGATCCAAAAGTTCAAATAGATCATATAGATGGAGATGGTTTAAACAATCAACGAAGTAACCTTCGAGAAGCTACCAATAGTGAAAATAATATGAATAAGCGGAAAGGAAAAAGGTCACATAGATCAAAGTACAAAGGTGTTTCTTATTCCATGTTTAGAAGTGGTACAAACACTACAAATGATAAAATAAGATATTGGAGAGCTTCTTGTAAAAAAGGTAATATTAGCTATCATAAACTATTTAAAACAGAAATAGAAGCTGCACTACAGTATAATAAGTGGGCAAAAGAATTACATGGTGAGTTTGCAAGATTAAACGACATACCTGTTTGTAAACTATTGTTAACTGAAAAATCGTAATACGATGAACAAAAATAACTTTGCGACATTTATAGTTCTTCTTTGTCTGGTCCTGACTATAGGATTAGATTGGTCAGCATATTTTGTATGCCATAATCCTAACCTGCATCCTGATAAATTCTGGATGTTGGCTTTTTGTAGTGCAATGACCATTGGTGTCGCACTCATCAACTTCATATACTTTGAAATGACTGATCTTCGGATTAGTCGCACCAGAGTAAAACTGGCATTAAGGTGTTTCGCTTCCTATTTTACCAAGGCATCATTAAAAGACCAGGGTAATTTGCTTCGCTCATTTTTATATGCCTGTGAAGCATCACATTATTTCTTTTTAAGAAGTTTTCACCTATGAGAGTGAGTCAATATAATTGGAACTGGTGGTTTGTATTATCAACCATCAGTTTCATTTTATTGGTAGAGCTCAGTGGATTTCTGCCGGTAAAACTTACGAAAACTCAGGATAGCATCCTTACAATATGCTGGATAGTATGGGTATTGCAATTTCTTCCTTGCCTGTACATCGGAATGAAATCAGAAGAAAACAACCAAAAACAAGAACAATGACTTATAATATTTTGTTCAAATATTGTGTACACTTGCTCCAACACTGGGGTAAGTTAGTGCACATGTCCTACGAAGAGATTAATATTTGGATCTTCGTCATTATCGAGCCAATGGTATTCTTGATAATGCTGCTTACAATTATATACCAATTTTCTAAAATATCAGTTAAAGACAACCGTATTGGTTACGCCCAAGCCCTTACCGACTGCCAAGACTTCGCAGAGTGGTGTAGTATGAACGGGTGGGTTTATGTAGATTTTAAGGTAATGTGGGTTAATCCAAAGTCGGGTTTAGAGCCATCAACCACCAACCTTTTCGCATTATTCATTCAAGAGAAATCTAAAACTAAGGAACAATGATACAGGAAATAACAACAGAACAGGTTGTTTGCGATAACTGTAAACGGGTAATAAAATTCGGTGCAGATTGGTCATTTTTCAAAAAGGGTGATGCACAAGACTGGATAGACAACGAAGAAGATAGCATGAAGGTAATAGATGGAAAGCACATCTGTTTCGGCTGCATAATCTATGATGATGAAATGAACCCATCAATTGACCCAACGCGAACAATCACACTTTAAAACAGAACAATGATACACGTAACAAAAACTTTTAAAAATGAATACTCAGAAAGTAGAACAACTCGCAAAGGAATACAAGGCCGACCCTAATTGTTGACCTGCTCTGTGGATTGAAGGCAAGGGCTTAACGGTAAATGAGGAATTGTTATTCCTATCTCTGGTAAGGCAATAACTCCCATTCCCCTTACGTTGGATGCGATTCAACGCTAACCGCACATAATCTTTTAACTCCCCTTGGTGCAACGATAAACATAAGTTAAAACAAAATAAAATGGGCTACTATATTAATGAAGATAGTCGTGGGCTACCTTTAGGTCTCACAGCAGAAGACAAGATCAGATCACTTGTTGCAGATGGTGCCACCCGGGTATCAGGTGATGAGTTTATACCTAACCTGATATGTATAGTGCACAATCCTGAATTTGGTGCTGCTGGCTACTGTTACAATGAACGTGAATATCAGGATTGGAAGTATCCTGATGGCAGGAAAAAGACCTGGTTACAGTATGAACATGCTGAGAAGTTAGCTAAATAATATTACTTTTAATTTTTAATCTTAAAACTACAAACAATGTTACAACAACCAGTTACTGCAAAATTAGTAGAAGTTCCTAATGAAGGGTTTGTCTCACTTATAGGTGAAGAAGTACTGATTTTTTGTTTTAATTACTTTTACTATGGTAAATTAGTAGGAGTAAATACAACTTGTATAAAACTTGAAAAAGTTTATCAGGTATTTGAAACAGGAACTTTTTCAGATAGTAACTTTAAAGATGCTCAAAAATTATCTGATGAGTGGTATGTACAGTTATCTGCAATAGAATCATTTGGTAAATCATTTAAGACAACTTTGTAATTATGATAACATCTCATTTAAAAAAACTAAATAGGGCAGGGTCAAGGTCAGGGTCAGGGTCATGGTCAAGGTCATGGTCATGGTCAAGGTCAGGGTTATGGTCAGGGTCATGGTCAAGGTCAGGGTTATGGTCATGGTCAGGGTCAGGGTCATGGTCAAGGTCAGTATAATAGATTACACACTCTAGTTAGGTAACTAGCTAGAGTGTTTTTTTAAATTGGGCCCGTTTTGGAATTGATTTCAGTGTAAGGGTTACTACACAAGTAGAGGTACATGTATCCTCTTTAATATCATATGAAACAATAAACGCAAAAGTAGAACTTTCTACTTGGACAATCGAAGATGCTTTGGCATTTGTAGATCGTGAGTTTGCTATAGCAGCATAATTCACTCCGGGGGTAAGCATATGTACCTTGCAACAGAAATGCCTACAGGGGTGACAGGTTAGAACCTCTTTTAACCAATTCTAAGACCAGGTAGATTACCAGTATAAGTTCCCACATATACGTAACTGGATATTTGTTAGTGTAGAAATACTAACTAAACTTGTGATAAAATGTAGTAATTGCTGCAAGGAAAGACGGGAGAGTCGGTGCTCCCCGGGTCCACTAACTAATTGATTATCAATCAGTTATGGCAACCTGGAAAGACAGGTAAATGCTCCGGTAGCTCAATGGAAGAGCATCAGATTTCTAATCTGAGGGTTACAGGTTCGACCCCTGTTCGGGGTACCACTGCCTCTGGCCAAGGATCGTAGATAGGAAAGTCTGGTTAAGGTGGATAGTATCCACTACCAGCCACTAAACCTCTGAATCGTAAGTCAGCTTTTGGAAATAGGGTGTCACCAAAGGTCTTAAAAAAAGAACCCAATTAGTTCCATAGTGTAACGGTAGCACAACTCTCTTTGACAGAGTTAGATCTTGTTCAAATCAAGATGGAACTACAAAAAATATCAGATATAGAAACAGGCAATTGGCAAGATCGGGTAGTTAGGAACAATACTACGTGGGTATAACGTGAATCTGAATGTTCCTCTGATACTTTTAAATTATTACAGCCTATGCCGGTTGTATTCGCCACCTGGAGCAGCAGTAAAGAGTGATTCACTTTACTGCCTCCAGGTATTTTTATTTAGTAACTTTTAACCAAAAAAAACTATATGAAAAAAACAGTACAGATAATAACAATTCCTTTAGATAAAGAAGGGTGGAATAAAGACGATATAATACTATGCGTTGATGCTGCAATGTCAAATTCTGAAAATATAGGAACTTTGGAAATAGCAAGATATGACTATCCTGCACAAAATCCTTATTGGGAAGCACAACAACTACTGGTTCTTAGTAATGATGAGCCTAATCCAAATCATTCTGTTTTAGTAAGTAATGTAAAAGATGATTTTGAAAAATTAGGATTACCTATAAATAAAGGATACATAAACATTGTTGCTTCATATCCACAGTTACCCAATACTCTACCAATATCCAAAGAAACAGTACAGGCATGGATAAATAGTGGTACACCTGTAGAGGGTAGTGTTCTAATTAATACAGAATGTCCATATCCTGGCAATAATTGTACATGTGTAGGTAAATGTAAAGCTGCGACCAATAAACCTAAACTTGACCCTCAAGGTAATTTACTATTAGAGTTTGCAGAAGAAATATATCCAGTAGAAGAAGCAATATTACAGGCTCTCGAAGAAAATCATTTACCTATAGATGATGATTTTGCTGAGAGAAATGTAGCAGGAGCAATATTTGGTGCTGAATGGCAAAAAGAACAAAACAAACCATCTATTCCTACTGATGAAGAAATAGAACAAAAAGCACATAACGAATATCCTTATGGTTACACTAATTCAATTGGTAGTTATGATAGAAGTCGTTATGAAACAAAGAAAGAATCTTATATTTTGGGTTACAAACAAGCATTAAAAGATTTAGGTCACATAAAAAATACAGACAATATTTCATAATAAGTTTTTAGCATGGAATATACGCTGGTCTGTTCTCAGGCCGGCTTTTTTTTATTAACTTTATAAAAAAAAACACAATATTATGAGTGGATTAATACCGGTAATAGCATTGTTAGTAATGGCAATTTTTGGTTATACTATGGGCCGTAAAGATGGTCGGAAAGGTTATACTGAACTATTAAGTAAATTTAATAATCTTCAGAGTATTCACAATGAGCTTCTGAAAACAAAATGGACAATTCCTGTTTCTGAAAAAGAAAATATTACTGATACAGGATATTGGGAAGCAGAAAAAGATTTTAAAGATTAATACCATGAGAGCAAAAGAATGGGTACAACAGAATTGCCCTCACTTGACTTATCAAAAAGTAAAAACAAGTAAAGAAGGTTCTTTTATGATACACGTTTATCATTGTATAATGGATGGTGAAGATGTATTTGCAAAAACACCAATTAGTGAATATAACGCATGGGTACAAGCAAAAAATATTATTCAAGGTAAAAGTGTATCAGAATGTCAAATATTACTTTCACAAAAAGAAAAGCAGAAATAATAGATATTGCCAAGGAAGAGTGGAATAAAATGTACCCTCAAGGTGATCTTATCACAATGACTCAAAGAGAAAGAGATTTCTCTTGGGAACATTGGTTAAGAGCATGGCAACTTGCAGAAAAGAGATTTAAAGATACAGCAATGTGAGGGTTGTTGATTGTGAGAAAGAAAGGCCGGGTGTAACAACCCGGTCTTTTATTTTAAAGTTACTTAAACTAAAGAAATGGCAGATTATATAAACAGACTGAACAGAAGTTCAGTAATGCACATGGTTCTTAAAGATGACATAAAACGCTTTTTTGTCTATTGGCAGCTTATGAAAGTTTCTTTGGAGTGTCTTCGTACATCCGATACACTTAAAGAATGGGCAACAATTGCTAAAGCCAATAAGGATAAATCTTTTGTAGATTACCGGGTACTTGCATCTGATCAGCAACGTAGCCTTGATGCTATGATACTCAAGATGAAAACAACTATGGATACCGATACCTGGAACGTAGTTATGAATCATCTGACAAGTGAACAGATGCAAGAGATGAATTTATTACTTAACGAGCTTACAGAACTTAATGAGCATGCAATTGAGGCCATCACAACTAATGTAAAACAAGCTAAAGTAAATGCCCAAATACCACTTAATGATCCTACAGAAGATACTACCGATATGGTAGAGATGGATAGAGCTATCCTCAGTTGCATTTATCCTGCAGAAAATGGCGACATGTATGACAGAGGTGAGGTATATGCAGCACTCAAGATTCTTTACAAGAAAATGAAAACAGATCATGCAAATAATCAGGCAGAAAACGAAAACTCTGGTGACTAGGGATAATGGAAACATTGGTGCATATCCAAATAACTATCTGAGGTGGCATAATTTGAACTTTTGTGAGCCTTATGATAAAAACAACCCACCTAAGTATAAATCATTTAACAAACAATTTAATTGCGAACTAATAAAATAAAATAACATGGAACAAGAAAAAAAAGAACTTCTCTCCTTACAAGAATTATTAGAAATAAACAAAAATGCAAAGGAACGAAGAAAATTAAAAAACTGGAACTCTACTGTAGACAGTATTACACGTAATTTAGAACTCAATAGTAATTTGGCATGGAGTGAAAGTGAATTAGAAGATGATCAGGTGCAAGAATTAATAGAGAAAGGGTTTAAAGTAGATTTTTCATCTCCTAATAATTGTCATAAAATTACCTGGTAATAGTATAAGAAATAAACAATTATCTTATAAGAGTAAATTAAATATCAAAAACTATTTGAATTTTCCAAGAAGGGTAGTATTTTTGTAGTACTATATGGAGACCGTGGAAAGTTCCAGTAGTAAAAAGTAACTTTAAGATAAAAACGAGGATATTAAATTATCCGGATTCCCCACTGTCAACCTCTTCCACGGTCTCCTGACAGATGGGGTTTTCTCATTTAAAATAGTTCGAGTCTGTGGGACGTAAGCTGATCCAAAGTGAGGGTGTAGTATTGCACCAGAATATCCTTTAAATGTCAGACCGGTTTTTTCATGACTTATAAACCACTGACAGCCAAAACGGGTGACGGGAGAGTGGCTCCGGAGCAAATCAGGTAGGATGTTTAAGTTACTTCCTGACACAGGGGCAGGGGTGACTTAAGTTTTCCTACCATCCAAGTTCTAAAAAAGTTCTCCAAAGCAAAATCAAAATGCAATTTCACAAGAAAGGACAAGCAAAGAATGATAACTTAAAATTAGACCGTAATAAGAAAGTACCTTATGGTAAACATCAAGGTAAGACTGTAGATTGGTTACTTTCTAATGATAAAAGTTATTGTAATTGGTTAGATAAGGAAGGATTATGGGAGAAATGGGATTTGTACGAGGGTAAAAAACCTAAACCTAAACCTCAGCACTCAAAACCTTTTGTTCCTAACTCAAAAGAAGTTTATACAGATCCTCCTCCTTGGGAAGATGGCCATACTACAACATCAAAACCTGTAGCAGATAAACTTAATAAATTTGTAACAGAGAACGATGATGTATTAATAGGCTTAATGGAAGTACCTGTACCACCTGTAGAGAATAAGTGGATAGAAGAAGCAAAAAAATTATTTGAATCCATTTATAGAGAGAAAGAATTAACCAAGGAGCTGAAAGAAAGAATAGAGGACATATTGTACATGCCTATAGAAAATTAAAACTTATGAATAACTACAGAACATTTATTCGTACTTGGTGGAAGAAAGATGCTAAGGGTAAGTTAGTTCCTGCTCTTGGTAGAAAGACACCTGTAAGAAACAATCTTAGCATAGAAGAAGCCCGGAAAATGTGTACAGAATACAACAATCAAAATGATCCGAGACCGTTTGGTCGTAAAATGGAATTTGAATCTTATTAAAACAAATTAAAAATGGAGAATCCAAAGTATAAAATAGGAGATAAAGTAGTACCAATAACAAAGACTGCAGGAGTAATAAAATTTTCAGATTGTGCTATATGGGAAACAGCTTGTGATACTAGTCAAAATTATCTGTATGTAGTAGCAATAAATTCAAGTTATTACACTTGCAATAACTCAAATAAAACAACATCGGGTAATCTTTATAATGAAGCTGATCTTATGTATTACGTAGAACCAGTAGCAACACCTGTAGCAGATATTACTCCTCAAGGTAAAACAGTAGCAGAAGAGGCACAATCACTTGTATATGGTGACCGTGAGAAAGACTACGGTAAGACATCAGATAACTTTGCTGATATTGCTAAAGGTTGGGAAGTAATCTTTAAAACAAAGATCACATCGGAACAAGTTGGTTTAGCAATGAGCTGGTTAAAGATATGCCGAGCCAATCAGGATAATTGTGAAAAAAGAGACTCGATAGTTGATTGCATTGGTTATATGCTCTGTATAGAAAAAATCAAAAAAGGTTTATAAATTTTTACTCACAATCAAAAATTCAAAAACATGAGACTAAAAAGAAACAAAGTAGGAGGAATCCTCGTTATGGCAGGTATTGAAATTATGGGCACAGCTTATAGTCCTGTACCAAAACCTCGAGCCAGCCGGGAATTTATTAGTCAGGTTTATGCAAGACCAACCGGCCAACAAAGATGGTTTGCATCTGAAGCTCGTAAGAAAGAAATTCTTATAAATCTTCAGAATGCAAAAAGAGATGTTAGGGCAAAAGCTGCAACATTTTATATTGACAGAAATACTAAAGTGACAGGTATTACTGCTAAGGAAAAACTTATTGTTCATAGTATGAAGCTGATGTCACAAATAGCTGACTGCAAAAATTGTAAAGCATGAAGACGAATTTTATTATCAACGGGAAGATACAACTGGTGTTAGTTCCTTCTAATGACCGGGAAAAAGAACTGTTAAAGGAGCTGTGTCAACAACCTGTAGACATGCAAATGTTTACTAAGCTACAGGTAGGTTTAGATAGCTTTGCAGATGCAATAATTGTAACAACTTCTGCCCCTAAACAAGAAAAGAAATCTGAGATAATTATAGAAGTTTAAGATGTAACTTTTAAATAAATAGTTTATGAATACTAACGACCTGAAATTTGAGAGAGTTTATGTATTCTAGTACATTAAAAAATGATGGTGGCTGAACAAAAAGCAATAGATAAATTAAGAAGTTTATGATAACACAACCTAAGATATGGTTCATAGGACCAGTAGCAGAGTATTCAGATGCTGTACAATATAGTACAATAGAAGAGTGTTATAACTATCTGAAAGACAAGATGGAAATTGGTGAGGATATTGAGACAACTTATAAATTTCCTAAAAATACTTATAAAAATGAACAGGTATATTCTCCAGGACTTGATCCATATCTTAGTAAAGTTGTGATGTTACAATTAGGTACTAAAGAACAAGTATTTGTAATTGATACCAGATCAGTAGATATCTCAATTTTATTACCATTATGGGGAAATAAGGAAAGATTATGGATTGGTCATAACCTTAAATTTGAGGTAAAGCATTTGTTACATAACTATGGCATAATACATCATAAGATTTATGACACAATGCTTGTTGAACAAAATTTAACTAATGGTCTTAGTCTTGGTTATTCTTTAGAAAAACTAGCCGGTAGGTATTTAGGTATTAAACCAGTAGAAAAGCAAAAAGATCTTTTTGTAGAAGAGGATGAAGATGCAGAATATATAGACAAATCAATTCGTATGGGCTTTCTTACTATTGGTTCAAAACCATTTACAGAAGAACAGATTTTATATGGTGCTGATGATATTACATATCCTATAGAGATTAAAAAAAAACAAGCTTTAGGGTATAATGGTTATAAACCTGTACAGGTAAATAATATTGAAAATGAATTTTGTCTTGTATTAGCTGATATAGAACTAAAAGGTATGACATTTGACCAAGAACAATGGTTAAAAACATATGAAGAAAATTTAGTAATATACCAGAAAAGAAAAGAAAAACTTGACAAATGGGTAGTAGATAACTTTAAAGAAGACATAAAATTCTGCTCTGTTCCGGATCTTTTTAATACCAATATACAGTGTACTATAGAGTGGTCTAGTAGTAACCAGGTAATTGTTTTAATGAAAAAACTTGGTTATTGTCCACAAGAAAAAAGTAAAAGTACTGGTTATGTTGAATATACAGTAGGTGCTAAAGCTCTATTAAAACTATTACCAAGTAAGTACAAAGAAATGTACATGGATGATAAAGAAACAGATATTGTAGATCCTAAAAATGATCTTATACTTAACTATCTTTTATTTAAAACATCTGAACAATCTTGTACAACATTTGGTAAAGATTTTCTAAAGTATGTTCATCCAATAACTGGTAGATTACATAGTTCTTATCGGCAAATACTTAATACTGGTAGAATGTGTGTAGATGTAGACACTCTCATAGATACTAATATAGGTTATATACGAATAGGAAATTTGATACCAACTATTGAAGGTGTACTAGAATACCCAGAAGGTATAAAAGCTAAAACACATACTGGGAAGTATCACCCTATAACACATGGGATAAATAAAGGTGTGGAGGAAATGTACAGAGTAACACTGGAGTCAGGACATGAGATAATTTGCACCATGAATCATAAATTCTTAACAGAAAAAGGTTGGTATAGTCTGAAAGAAATAGTATCTTCGCCTACAGAATATACCATACTGTATGATGAAAGTTACTGAGTATCCGGAAATAGAATACTATAAAGGAAAAACCATAAAAGAAGATGGTAAAGAGTGTCGAAGGACATACCTGACTAAGGAGTTTATAGACAAGACCTATATACAACTAGGTATGTCCTTCGATCAAATTAAAGAGTACTATAGAATATCATACAAGATATTCTACTACTCCTATAAAAAATGGTATACGGTACAAGACAGAAAGAAAATAGGAGGAGGTAAGATAGCAATAAGTCAAAGAAATAGAAACTCTAATAGGTTCAATGCAGGAAAACCAAAACAGGTAATACCGAAAGATATTCTATTAAATTATATAGAAAAGAAATACTCTATAGAGAAAATGGCATGTCTGCAAAAAGTAGCTCCCCAAACAGTAAAAAAGAACCTAGAGTACTATGAAATAACCAAAGATATTGTAAAGTATGGAGTAGACTATGAAAGAGTAATAACAGCTAAGGCAATAGATGAAATACTAGGTACTAATATAATGAAGGGTATAGAAAAAGCAAATACTGACATACTATCTCCAGAAGTAGAGCAAATGTTAGAAGATATAAATATAGCTCAACTAAGACTAAATCAATTAATATTAACACTAAAGAAAACCAGACTCTGTATAATGGGAAGGTTCTCTAGAAGAGGACTAGCACCAAGTAAAACATATAAGCTACCTACTAGTCAAACAAATAAACTGGCGTATGACATCCTAGAAGAACTGGAGTATGAAGCAGAGTGTGAATATCAAATAGAAAATAAATTCTACGACTTCCGTATAATAGATACAAATATTCTAATAGAAATAGATGCAGAAGGATATCATAGAACAGAGGCACAGATAAGTAACGATGTATATAAAACAGAGTTGGCTAGAAAAAAAGGATACAAAATACTAAGGGTAGTGACAAGTAAAAATGATAAACGAGTAACACTAAAAAGAAAAATAGAGACATGTATAAAGCAGCTAAAATAGCCAAAATAGAGAAAATGGGCAAAAGGGTAGTGGCTGATATAACTGTAGAAAATGATCATTCCTATATAGGCAATGGAATAGTGTGCCATAACAGTAGTAAAAATCCAAATCTTCAAAATATCCCTGCTGATGTAAATTACAGAAAGGCATTTGTTGCACCTGAAGGTTATTCTTTACTTAATGCCGATTATAGTTCACAAGAATCAAGAGTACTTGCAGAGGTATCTGGTGATGCTGCTATGATCAGTTTTTTTAATGATGGACACCCAATACATGGAGAAGACTACCATAGTTTTACTGCTACCAAGATGTTCTCTTTAATGAGAAATGAACCGGATCTTATAGTATCTAAAAAAACACATCCGGAAGAAAGGAATGCTGCTAAAAGTATCTCATTTAAAATTGCATACGGTGGTTCTGCTTATACTTTGAAAGATGATTTTGGTGTAGAAGAAGAAGTAGCACAAGAGTTTATTGATAGCTATATGAAAGCTTTTCCTGCATTAGATAATTATTTTAAATCCGGAAGAGAAAAAGCTGTAAAAAAAGGCTATGTAGACATTATACCAGATAGGAGATATTGGGAACCAGATTTTAAAAAAATGAAAGAACTTGTTGAAAAAGCCTGGTCATTTTATCCTAGTAATTATAAAGATCTTTCACAGGAAGCAAAACAAGAAGTAAAAGAAAAAATCAATAAAGAACATCCAGAGATAAAAAAATATTGGAGTGAATATTTTTCCCTTAAAGGTAGCTTAGAAAGATGTAGTCAAAATTATCCTATACAAGGTTTAAGTGGATCACAAACAAAAATGGCCGGTGTATTATTTAGACGATACCAATTAGAAAATAATCTAAGAGATACTGTATATCTTACATCACTTGTCCATGATGAGTGTCTTGCAGAAACTAAAGAAGAATTTGCAGAACAAGGACTAAAATTACTAGAGGAAAAGATGATTGAAGGTGCTAATTTATTTTGCAAAAATGTAAAAATGGGGGCATCTGGAAATGTCTGTATTTACTGGTCACACTAGTAAAAAATAGTACAAAATGTCTTTATTTTAAGAAACATTTTTCGTAAATTTATAAACTCGTTTTATGGTAAATTTACCGCAGTTTAACAACATTAAAGCTTTCTTAAAGAACAATCCTGATGGTGGTTACGAGGACTGGCACAAACAATACAGACCAGTTCGACAGAAGAAGGCAGAAGACGATTATCCCGAAGCGTTTCAAGAATGGTGGTGCACATTTCCGGCAAGTATGAACTTCATGTTCAAAGGTCGAAAGTTTATCGGCACTAGAGGTCTGAGAGACAAGAAAGAAGAAACCTTCAAAGCATATAACGAGGCAAAAAAAGCAGCAGGATTTACTGATGAAGAAATGCTGTATTGCCTCAAGGTAGAAATAGAGTTGAGGAAGGTAGCAAGTTACAACCATAAAGATCCTAAGTACAATGACTTTCAATACATGAAAGCAACTGTTGCTTATCTTAATGGTGGTAAGTTTAAGTATTACAAAGATGAGGAGTTAAAGGAGCTTTCAGATGATATAGAATCAAACAGTGCATAATGAGTTTATCGGAACAATTACATAAGGAGATTGAGAATGGCAGAAATGGCAAAGCTGGTATCATACCTGTAGAGTATAATAGAGTTGGTGATTATATTGAGATTGCCAAGAATACTACTTATGTTGTTGGTGGTGAGACTTCTTGTTTTACTGGTGAGCAACTTATCCATACAGAAAAAGGTGTTTTACCAATATCGGAAATAAAAATTGGTGATAAAGTACTTTCTTATAACGTAAATAAAAAAATAAATGAATATAAGATAGTTACAAATACTGTTACAAATCCGACACATGTTGATAAATTACTTTGTATAAAAATGAAAGATGGTACAGTTATTAAAGTAACTGAAAATCATGAATTTTTTACTGGGGAAAAGTTTGTGAAAATCAAAGATTTATTACTATCTTTGCAACATGAAACAATGGAAAAGAGTACCGGGTTATAGTAAATATGAGGCAAGTATTGACGGTGAAATAAAAACTTTCAATTGGAAAAATAAAGGAATTGAAAAAATAATGAAACCTGCATTAGACAATTGTGGTTATTTAAGAACTGTTCTTTATAATGATGATGGAATTGCAAAAACGGTAAAAGTTCATAGAATAATAGCAATGACTTTTATTGATAACCCGGAAAACAAATCTCAAGTTAATCATATCAATCACATAAGATCAGATAACAGAGTACATAATTTAGAATGGTGTACAAATAGTGAAAATCAGAAATGGTCATACACTTGTAGAAGAAGAAATATAACAGGTGAAAGAAATCCTCACACTAATTTAAAAGATGAAGATGTGATACAGATGAGAAAGTTGTGGAAACATGGTAGAAAAAACAAGTATGATGAGAACGGTCAGTTGTGTATGACAAGAAAAGAACTTGCTGACACGTTTGGAACTACAGTTGATGTTGTTAAAAATATAATACAAAAAAGAACATGGAAGCATCTGTTATAAATCTTAAAGATATTGTTTCATTTGAAGAAATTCCTTATGAAACAACATATGATATATCAGTAGAAGATAATAACAACTTCTATTTGGCAACACAAAAAGATCCAATATTAGTACACAACTCAGGTAAATCTACATTGGCCCAGGATATGTTTATGATCCGTCCTATTGAGTGGTATCTGAAGAATAAGAATGATGACATCAAGTTGTCTATCATCCTATTCGGCATGGAGCGTAAAATGTACCAATATAGTGCAAGGTGGTTAGCAAGAAAGATATTTACAGAACAGGGTATTCCTATTCCTCCAAAGAAAGTATTAAGTAGACACAAGAATTTTAAAATGACCGACCAGGAATACATGCTGGTAAAGGAACACTACAAAATACTTGATGAGTGGGAAAAAGATAATCTTCTTGTTGCATTTGAAGGTAGTAAGAATCCTTCTGGTATATCAATGTACCTTGAGCAGTTTGCAAGAAAGCATGGAACTATTATAGACAAGGATAAGAATGACAAATCAATGGAAAACATATTGGCAGGTAGACAGTATGTACCAAATCATCCTAATCATATTGTCCTTGTAATAGTTGACCATATTGGTATACTTTCACCTGAGAAAGATTTAGATAAATCTAAAGGTCAAATAGATAAGTTCAGCAAAGTAATGAGAGAAGCTCGTGATGTTTATGGTTTCTCTCCAGTTATTGTACAACAGTTAAACAGAAGTTTATCAGATGTTACAAGATTAAAACTTGGTGATCTTGCTCCAAAACTAAGTGACTTTGCTGATTCATCTCAGACACAACATGATGCAGATGTAGTACTTGCTTTATTTGAGCCGTACAGACATATAGTAGGTGACCTTGATGGGCATAAAGAGAATGGTTATGCACTAAAAGGTTTTAGAGATGAACATTTCAAAACTTACTACAGATCATTACACATTTTAAAAAACTCCTTTGGTACAAGTGGTGTACAGTTTCCTATGGCATTACATCCAGAGTATGGAATATTTGCAACACTCCCTCGCATAAAAGAAACTAAGGATACTATATATGAACAAGTAACATCAGGAGCTTATTTTCTCTAACAATAAAAAACAAAACAAAATGGAAATAAAAATAGAAGATTATTTATCTTCAGATGATATTAAACAGATAGCTATAGATGAGGTTAAAAAACATGTTAAAAATTCTATAGGAGAAGTATCAGTATCATCAGATAGGGGTTTAGTACTAATAAAAACACTGGCTAAAACACTAGCTAAAGATGGTATACAAGAACTTATTCCTGATTTTAAAGACTTATTAAGTCAACATATAGAATCTACTATAAAAGAAATAAAATTATCAGAGTTTTTTGCTCATTCTTATGGTTGGCAAAGTACAGGCAATAAAGTATTAAATGAAGTACTTTCTAATAATAAGTCATTATTAGATGCTAAGGTAAAAGAAATTTTTAAACCATATGATAAATAAACTAAAATGGATTACAAAGAAGAGAAAAGAGTAAGTGAAGCTGTTAATACAATAGATTGGCTTAAAGATAGAGTAGAAGAACTTGAAGCAGAAAATGAAAAACTTAACCAGCTAAATGATGACCTTGAGTACCAAATAGGTGTACTTAGAGGTACAGAACAACCGTAACCAATTAATCAATTATATGAGTACAGAAAAAGGTACAGGGCAGAAAGAGTCACCTGTATTAGAGAGGACGTTTTACAGTAAAATTGCAATCGTTGGACCTACTGGTACCGGAAAGTCATATTTGTCTAAAACAGTAGACAGAGAAACTACTGGTTACATCAATATGGAAAGGAAACCATTGCCGTTTAAAGATGGTGGACCGTTTAAGCATATGGGTATGCCAAAGAATTGGCCATCATTCAAGGCTAATCTTGAGAAGTATGGAGCAGATCCTACCATTAAGAGAATAATCATTGATAGTCAAACAATGGCATTCAATAGCTTGAATAAGGAAATGTCTGTAAACTTTACTGGTTTTGATATCTACAAGAATTACAATCGTCAGGTGTATGAGTACATTGAAATTCTCAAGAACATTGAGAAAGACATTATTGTATTCTCACATGATGAATGGCTCAAGGTAGAAGGTGAAGGCAAGAAAAGAATGATGTCAGTACATGGCAAGGAGTTCGAGTCAAAATTAGAGCAACATTTTACTACTGTTCTCTATACAGGAAGCAGAATGAAAGATGGTAAACCACAGTATTTTCTTCGCACATTTGAACAAGATACAACAACAAAGGTACCTGAAGGCATGTTCCCGGATAAAAATGGAGATAACCTGTTAGAAATACCAAACGATGGTAAGTACATTTTTGATTGTACTGAAGCTTACTATTCTATTCAAAAATAAGTATCAATTTTAATTACGTAAAACAAAAAGTATGGAATTACACAAGAGTACAGGTACCGGTAAGAAAGATCTATATACCGGTATTGCAAGCATGAGAGTTATTGCTGTTAATCCTACAAAGGAAGAGATGGTAGAAATGTTAGGTTATGACCTGAAGGAAGATGCAAAAGATCAGGTTTATGAAGGTAAGACAGAAAAAGGTGACGATTTTGTTACCCTTCGTTTTTGGTTGGAAGCAGATACTCCAGAAAAGCAGAAATTCAACACTCGTTTCCGTTTAGTAAATAAACCTGTAGTGTCTGAGGGTAGTGGTAAGAAGCAGTGGGTAAACCAGGTAGCAGGTTCTACATGGGTAGATAGTGAAGAGAATTTACCTAGTTGGTTTACAGACTTCCGTGACAAGAATGGTAACCTTATTACTAAAGATGATAATGGTGAGCTTACTGGTAAGAGGAAAGTACGTGAAGCAATACAAGGTGAAGCTAATCTTTATAACTTTCTACGCTCATGGTTTGGCAAAGTAAGTTTCTTCTCTGAAAGGACTAACATACTGTTAGACATCAATAAGATGTTCAGAAACTTTGACAAGTTTGTAGATAATGAGTTTCGTTCTCAGTTGAGGGCAGGTGATGATGCAATGACAACTAATGTAGTAGCTCTTGCTTATGTAGACATTTCTGAGAAAGAGGGAGAAACCAAAATGTACCAAAAGTTATATGGTGAGTTCTTGGGACAGTGGCAAATGAAGAAAATCAACTTTGCACTATCTTCTAACAACTGGGAAATGGATAAAGGTCTCAAGAAATGGAAAGAACAGCTTGAAGGTAAGCATGGTTGTGATGGTGCTTTTACACTTACAATGTTGCAACCATTTGATCCAAATAACTATCAGCAAGCAAGTGATGAAATAATCACTGAAGTAACAAATGCTGATGATATAGATTTCTAGTTAAGTTCACAACCTATAGGAGAGGTGTAAAAACCTCTCCTATTTTTAATCTTATGGCAACAAAATTAGTAGTTAAAAACTGTATAGAATGTCCTTTTGGTGTATCAGATGAAGATCCTGAACTGCCCCAAATGGTTTGTTCAGAAATACACAGGCAAAAAATTGAGTGGAAAGACAAAGATGGGTTTGATGACATTTATCCTACAGGTTATATTCCTTCTATTTGTCCATTAATAAAACAATCAATAATTATAGAAATTGATGAAAAAGTTAATATGTATCCTTGGTGACAATTCAATAATAGAAGAAGAAACAGGAGATGTTGTGATATATGGAGATGATGTTACACCTGAAGTACTGTCTAATGTTGTAAAGATGTACAATCAAGGTAAAAACATAACTGAGATAGGCCAATATCTTCTTGACGAAGAATTGTGTACGCAGGATGAAAGAGAGTTTATTATAGAAAATATCAACAATTACATAAGTATGGAAAATCAAAATCAGAACAACCAGTTCCCAAACAACCTAGATCAGGTAACACCTGAAGCAACAGAAGTAAGTACAGTAATGACAGGAACTTTTATTAATCCAGAACCTGTTAAAAAGAAGAATTATCAACGTAGAATGACAGATGGTAAATCAACTGCGTTCAAACCTCAGAGCACTGATGACTTTATCAAGGTAATGCAGGAAAAGATCGAGATGGCCAGGATGCTGGATGCAGTAATCCTGCCGGAAATACCGGGCTCTATGACTAAGGGTAACCGTGACATCATGGTAGAGTTCCAAAAAGAACATGCAGCTATGGTAGTTAAATACATGCAGAAAATCCAACAGGCATAATATGCAGCTAACAAAAGAACAATATGATCAGATGGCTCGGGAAATAACCCGGGCCTCTGTTTCTGTATGGGGTAATGAGCTACTAGGTTGTGAAGATGGCATCAAACTTGATGACCTCTGGCCAATATTGGATAAGTACTTAAAAGCAGAAGAAGATGGCAAAGTATCTGATTGAAGTAGAAGTTAATGAAGATAAACTCCGTAGATCAAAAGGCATAGATGTAGGAGAAGAAAATGAGTATGAGCAAAGTATAGAGACTCTTATTATACAAGAAATGGGTTGGGTTGATGATTCAGGTATTTATGTCAGAAAAATAAGAGAGATATCTGCAAAAGAAGATATTAAAACAGTATGGGATTTTGTAACTGCTTATTTTCCTAACTATTACAATAGTGATTTGATTGCTCTTGCTAATGATTTACAAAAAATAATTGACGAAGAAGCAGAGCCAGAAAGTGATGCTCATGATTATTTTGTCAATGAATGTAATGAGAATATGGTAACAGCAAAAGAGCACTATGAAGAAACCCATCGAAGAATCTATGAAATGGCTATTGGTGGATATTTACAATCACTAAAAAATAACGGTTAATGAAAGTATATCATGAAATAGATGTTGATGGTTTGAGCACAGTTCTTGCAGAGGAAACATGGAAACAAGAAACAGCTAATACTACAGATGAAGACCTGTATGACATAGTTGCTAATGGTTCAGGTGAAGTTAAAAAAGAAGTAAAAGGTTTTTGGGCAAGTGAGTTCTTTAATTTAAAGGAAGCTTATCTTTATCTAATTGCACACTACAAAAAACCTCAAGATGGAATTAGCGAAGAAAGAGGAACTGATCAGCAAGGAGTTTCTATTTAGTAGAATTTCTGACTACGATGTTTACAAATATTACACTGGTGATTTTACTATTGGACAAGTAAGAAAGAGTCCGTTTCGTAAAGATAATAATCCTTCTTTTAGTATCTATATGAAAAATGGTAAACTGCAACATAATGACTTTGCGGATGACCGGTATAGAGGTGATTGTATTGATCTTGTACAGCAGTTGTTTAACCTTGATACAAAGAAAGCAACACAAAAGATTGCCAAAGACTTTGGCATAGCTGAAGGAAAGGATGAATCAGCAAGAATAACATCACAATACACTAAGCCATTTATAGACCAAAAGAGACATGCTTTTATACAGGTAAGTACTAGAGCTTGGAATAAAGCAGATGCAGCCTATTGGGGACAGTTTGGTATCACTAAGGAACAGTTGAAAGAAGAACAAGTCTATCCATTAAAAGAATTGTTTCTTAATAGGATAAGACAAGGCATAGATAAAGATGAGATAGTTTATGCATACAGATATACAGAAGGTTTCAAGATCTATTTTCCAAATAGAGAGAAAACTAAGAAATGGTTGAGTAATATTCCATTAGTGGTTGTAGAGAATCAGCAAGTAATAGATGATGCACAACTTTTATTAATTGTTAAAAGCAAGAAAGACCGGCTTACTCTTTCTAATCTACTTACCGGTATACCAATCATATCAGTACAAAATGAATCAATAGCAGCATATACAGAACAGTTTGTAGAAAGATTGAAAGGTAAGAAAGTGTATATATCTTATGATTCAGATACTGCCGGCAAGAAAGCATCCATTAAAATTACACAGGAGTTTGGTTATTATCATATTAATGTGCCGGATGTATATGTAGAGAGAGATAAAATAAAAGACTGGTCTGACCTTTATAAAGAATACGGCCCAACTCCAATTATAGAACACTTTACACTTAAAGGTTTAATCAAATAATAAAAATGGAAAAGAAGAAGTATAACCTTGGATACAACAGGTACATGAATCAAGTAATTGTTTACAGCACTCCCCAAGATGCTGAAAGAGGCAGTTCCTGGTGGAGGGTTGTTGAAGTACATACACTTGAAGATGCTAAAAAACAATTTTTGCAGGAATACCGGGAAGCTCATACAGAAAACGAATAGTTATGAGTATAGATAAAATTGTATGGGTATGTGATACCTGCGGCTCCACTGATGTAGAAGAGAAAGTGTGGAGAAAATGTAATAGTGCAATATGTTCAGGTATGGGAGAGGCTTACTATGAAGATAGCTGGTGTTGTGACTGCGAGAACAACTGTAATATAATATCGCAAGAAGAATATGATAATACTACCAATAGTGCTAATAATGTAAACGAGGAAAAGAATGATAAAGATAGATGAGGATATGGAAATGTTTGAGGAAGATAGTGAAGATAAGTTTGCAGTAGATATTCCTCATGTAGGTAGAATAGATAGTGGAGAATGGACAAATTTGGCAACATTCAAAACTAAGAAAGAGGCAATTGCTTGGGCAATGGAGAAGTTAGGGGCAGATTCTGAAGGACGTATCTGCGTAATTAGTTCATTTTAATAAATAAAAATTATGGAAACTACAGCAGTAGCAGCAATAGCAGAAGTACAATCAACTAAAGAGTTTTTGAAAGCAGTACCGGTACCCGCAATAACGAGCTATTATAAACCAATCTCACATAGTCAACTAATGGACTTGACATTAGAGAGCATAGATAAGTGTGGATTCTTATTAAGAAGTGAGCATTATACCCAAAATGCAGGTGGTATGAAAGCTAATGGTAAATACCATCTTGATTACGGCAATGATCCAGATATGTCAATAATGATAGCATGGCAGAATAGCTATAATAAGACATTGAGTATGAAGTTTGCAATTGGGGGCCACGTTTTCATTTGATTTGCAAGTGACCTTATACAGTAATGTATATTGAATAACCCTGTTAATTGCTGGAAACCTAAGTCGAGAGATATGGCAATCAGCATCCAAGCCTTGTACAATAACAAGGAAGGTTCAGAGACTATCGAAACTACAACTGAAATATGTTGGAAAGGAGTAGAGTACGCTTCAAGTGAAGTGGAAATGCAGGGGGTCCAGAAATGGATCGTGATATAGTCCGATCTTAATAGAAATATTAAGCTATTATGTGTTTTTATTTGTATTAATGGTATAGTTTTCATATCTTTGTTGTATGAAAAGTTTTATCAAAACAAATTGTGTAAGTTTAAAGAAAGAGGATAAATATAGTAGCGGTATCTATAAAATTTATCATGAACTATTTCCTACAAAAATATATGTAGGAAGCACTGTTAGAAACTCAAATTCATCAGGTTTTATCCGTAGATGGGGACGGCATTTTACAGATTTATCTAAGGACAAACACGGTAATCAAAAATTACAAAGGATTGTAAATAAATACGGTATATCAGGTTTGAAATTTGAGATAATAGAAATAGTTCAAGATAATAATAATGTCATTCAAAGAGAGCAGTATTGGATAGATCTTCTTCAACCTTATTATAACATTTGCAAAAAAGCAGGATCAACTCTTGGAGTAAAAACAAGTGTTGAAAATGTAATCAAAATGAGCAGAGCAATTGAACAATTCAGTTTATCTGGAAAGTTCATAGCTTCTTTTATTAATGTACAAGATGCATTTAGAAAAACTGGAGTTAATGCAAGTTTAATTAGACAAGCATGTGACAGACAATTTAAAGAAAAAAGTTCTCAAGCTGGAAATTTTCAATGGAAGTTTAAAGATTCATTATTTCCAATTTCTGTATATCAAAAAGGAACTTCTTTTAAATTAACATGTTACACTAAAAATGGAAAGTTTTACAAAAATTTTTCATCTATATTAGAAGCTGCAGTAGAACTTGATATACCGGTAGGAAATATATCAAAACATCTAAAAGATAATAGATCAGGTATTTGTTATGGGTATGTTTTTAAAAGATATCTTGAGTCTAACATACCAAAAAAGATTACTGTAAAACGTCACCACAAAATGCAATGTAAAGTGTTAATATGTGATATTTCTACAGGTGCTTTTTTTGAGTATACTTCTTTTAACAAAGTAGATCAATCTATTATTAGTAAATGCACTCTTTCAAAAATGATAAAAGATAATAAGTTTGAAAAATTACACAAGAATAAATACAAAATACACATAGTGCCTTATGAATAACGAACATAAGGGAACTAATGTTGCGAAAATGGAATGGTGAAAGGGGATATTGGTGCATTTAAAAGCAAACATCAGGGAGATATACAGGTAGTAACACCTAAGATACTAACTGAGTATATATCTAATGCCGGAGAAACTTTTGAGAAGATGTTAATAGAGAAGAAGAGAATGATGGAGATAGAAGTAAGCAAGAAGACTACTGCAGAGCTATTGGGAAGGATGTATATTGAAGAAGGTATCATCACCAGTACACAGTTGAATATAATTAAGAATGAGTTAAAGACTCCTACGTTTAATTATGGTCATCCTGATAGTTTGTGGGAGTTGTATAATTATACAACTTTCTCGCTTAAGAGTGCAAATCCTACATACTGGCTCCAGCAGCAGATTGATAACCACCAGTTCTTTACACAGGAATATGGTATAGCAGAAACGGTATAATCATTATTAACTTATAAATAGGGGAATTAATTGTTCCCCTATTTTATTTAAAACAAAGAACAATGGGAAAAATCAGTCAGTCTGCAGCAGAAATGGCAGCACATAAAATAGCAGCACCTCTTTTTGTAAAGATAAAAGAGTTAGAAAAGCAATTAAGTGATTATGTAATTGAGATATATCTTAAAGATGTACCTGTAGAAGTAAAAAAGATAAATGAAACACATCCTGTTTATATAGAGAAAACAAGAGATTGCTATGTAACAGGGCAAGGTTTAAGTTCTCCATATTATATAAACTTTGCTAAAGAACAACCTGCTTCAAATGGTTATAGACCAACTATAACACTTACTGCAAAAGAAGCTGAAAAAGTAGTTAAGTTAAAGGATCAAATTGAAGATCTTCAAAAGAAGTACAAAAATACAAAACAAGAAATAGAGAATACTTTACTTACTCTTGGTACTCATAAGAAGATAGGAGAAGTAATGCCAAATGCTTTACGTTTCTTACCTGAAACAAAGCAAAATACCCAGGATCTCGTAGTTCAGATACAATCTGTAGTAGATAAGGTAAACTGTCTGATTACTAATGAAGACAAATGTGTAGATAAATTATAAGTATTATGCAAGTAACAGATAAGATTCGCTCACAAATGGGCTCTTGGGTTGAGCTTTTTACACCATTTATTCAGTCGGAGCAATGGGATAAGATTTTTACTACGTTGAAGACCTTGAGCATGAACAAGAGGATAGTTATTCCAAAGTCGCCGGACGTGTTTAAGTCTTTTGAGTTATGTGACCGGCAAAAGGTGAAAGCTGTAATCATACTCATGGATCCGTATCCTTCTACTACAAAAGAAGGAGAAATTATAGCAGATGGTGTACCAATGTCTTGTAAAGGTAAGAGCAGATTACAACCAACACTGGAACAGTGGTATGGTGGCATAGAAGAAGATTGTGGCGGTACAGGTGAATCAGTTATAGGTTTTATCCCAGATATGGATAGAAGCGGTGATATTGATTTCCTGCTTACTGAAGAAGGTGTACTATTATTAAACAGTTGTTTAACTTGTGAGTTAAATAAACCTGGCTCACATGTGGAATTATGGACACCTTTTATGAAATTTTTCATTGAGGAAATAGTGAATAATTACTATAAGGGTTTACCTATAGTATTGTGTGGTGCACAAGCACAGAAGCTGGAAAAGTTTATCAATCCAATGTTACACTATGTAAAAAAGATTGAGCACCCGGTAGCTGCCAGTTACAGCAATAGAGTATGGGATCATCAAGGTGTATTTAAATGGATTAACAATATTTTATCAGCCAATAATGGTGCAGATTATGTTATCCGTTGGTACAGAACTGTAGAAGAATGTAAAACACAATGCGAAAAACCAAAATCATTGAACACAAACAAAGAACCACTGAAAAGTGCAGAGGAACTTGGCTTACCTTGAAGGGATTAAGTCATTTACCAGAAAAGCAAATAGATAAACTGATAAAAGAAGAACCGGAGATAACTGTAAAAGGTTATCTCCTTTTTCTTTTTGAGATTAATGACATTAAAAACAGTAACAATGATTGAGATAGATGAAAAAGATTACAGTAGTACAAAATGGTTTAGAGGAAGATATGAAGATAGTGCCGGTAATGAGTGGGGATTTTCTTTAGTAGTTGATTATGATAACCCTTTTGAAAATCCAAGAATAGATGAAATACAATGGTATGACGAGTGCCCTGGTGTAGATGATAAAAGCAATACAGCTATTGAATTACAAATAAAAGATGTTTTTTATGCAAGACAATAAAAAAATGACCATTGATGACTTTGAAAAGAAGTATACACTGGTAAAGAACCACCTTGATGAGCATGCATCTTTTGATGGGTGTATGTTTGAGACACATGGTGAAGAACTTGAGTATGTACTTGAACAAGTAAAAGGAAATAAAGTATGGACAGTTATTGATTGTAGTGGTTGGTATGGTATAACAGCAGGTTATCACTGGGTAAATCGTTTAGGATATTTAATTACCGAAGAAAGTTGGATGGATGATAGTGAAGAATATGTTATATCTAATGAAGGACCAGTAAATGATTGGTTTTTTGATCTTAGTGTAAAAGAGCAGAAAAGTTTGTTTCCTGATTTAAAAATAGATGATTGCAAAGACCTTGAGGATCAGCTTGAAGATGCATGGCATGACAACTGTGTTGATGAGAAAGAAGAAATTATGGAAAAATTTAAAACCGATAAATAATGAAACAAGAAATCGAAAAGAAGATCAAGTATTGGACAGCACAAGAAAGAAAGTTTATGAAGTTGTTTATACAAGATAACAAAAGATCTACCAGAGATCAGGTAATCAAGATACAAGAAAGATTAGCAGTTTACGAAGAAATTTTAACACTAATAAAGTAAGTATGGCAAAGACAGTTTGTATAGAATGTAAACAGATAATGCAATGGGATGAAGAAACCCGTGAGATTATTATAGAAAAGCATCGTCATATCAATGTTGAGTATACGTGGTGGGACTTTGTGTATGAAAGTTGGGAAGAGAAGTTATTATCAATGGGTTTTGATATAACAGATACTGAGTTAGTTGATGAAAGAAAATATGATAAAGAAACCGGTAAATGGAAATCTACCGGTAAGAAAGTATCAAGAAAGGTTACTAACATTCAATTTTCTGGTTTCTGGTCTCAAGGTGATGGTGCATCTTTTACAGGTACTGTAGATTTTATAGTATGGTTAGAATATAAAAATGATCCAAAGTATGCAAGGATCTTAAAGTTAATGAAGAGTGGTGTCATATATAATGTTGCAAATATAAAACGTGATAGATGGCATAACTACGTACATGAGAATACAACATCTTTATATACAGAATGGTATTTTGACAAACCCAATATTCAAAGTTTGCTAGATAAAATAGAAGCAGAATGTTTTCAACATCACCGGGAACTAAATAAAGAGTTGTATAGAGATTTGGAAAATGAGTATGAACATCTTACAAGTGACGAACAAGTAAGAGATACTTTAGAAATTAATGAATACGAATTTGATAACCAAGGTAACATGATGTAATTATGAGCACAGAAACAAAAACAAAAAGAGTAAAGAAGGTATTTAGCAACATGTATGATATTGCACACATCTTTGCTAATGAACCAGGTAGAGATTGTAAGTTTGGTAATGGGTTTGTAGAAAATAATGTTATATATAGTTATAATTATCACTTTCCTATAGCTAAAAGATATATAGATAAGAAAGGTAAGGTAACTATCTTCTTTACATTAGATACTTATAGTAACACAACTGCAAAGCATATTAGAAATGTAAGTGCTGCTACTAAGCATCTTGATAGGCTGTATATGTATAATGTACCTAGATATGATGAAACTAATCACGGTAATAACATTAGCTATTGGATAGGTAAGATAAAAGAGTGTCTACAAAAAGCATCTAAAGCAAGAGAAAATAAAAGTTGGATAATATCTGAAGCACATGGTCATGTACAAAAGTTACAGAAGTACATGGAGTTCTTTAAACTTAAAGCAGATAAAGAAATAAAGAAAGTTGTAGCTGATGCTTTAGATGATAAATGGCAGAGAGAAATAGAGGAGTACAACAAGAAGAAAGCAGAGAAAGAAGCTGATCCTTTTATAGAAGAGAAAAGGGAAAAAGCAAGGTTAGCAAGGGAAAAAGCTGAACTCAAGAAAAATGCAGAACAAATAGTAAAGTGGAGAAACTTTGAAGTTAATTCCCCTTACCTGGAAGTAAGTAAAAGAATGAGATGGAGCAGTACATACAGAAACCTACCAGATCTTCTTAGATACGACCTTATGAAAGAAAGGGTGCAAACATCACAAAGAGTTGAGATACCGGTAGAAGCAGCTAAGAAATTCTACAGATACATACAGGTAATTCTTGCTAAAGGTGGATGTAACTCAGAGGAATGCTGTAACTATAAACTGTTGGACCTTTATAATGTAACAGAAGTGACTGAAGAACGTATCAAAGTGGGTTGCCATACCATTAGAATGGATGAAGTAAATAACATGGCTAGAAGTCTTGGGTGGATTAAATAATAATCTGTTCAAAAACTGACTGCTTATAAATTCTTTGAAACCTGTAGCCACAAAGGGTTTCAGACTAAAAACGTATACTGCACTATATTGGTAGCACTACCTACCGCAAGAGTGTTTAGTACACCAATAGTCTGAAAACCAATACAGGCAAGGGTTTCAAAGGATTTATAGTATGTCAGAAAATGTACAAAAATACAGAACATAAATATGTACAAAAATGGATGAAAAGTTGGTTAATATAGAAGAATGTGGTAAATTTGTACAAAATCTGACAGAAATGAGTAGGAAATTACCACCAATAGATGAGAGTAAGTTAGTTACCAATCCTTTTGCACAAGAACTGATAGTAGAAGCTACTAAAGTAATGGATGAAGGGATCCTAATAAAAGATGAGGATGGTGTAATGCTACCTGCTCACCATTTTGTAGAAAGACAAAAAGCTACAAAGTTATACCACTATCCAGGAAGCAAGGAAAAAGCAATGGAGTTGTCATCTGGTGCACTTAGAATGCTTGTATACATGGCATACACAATGGAGGGATCTAAAGACTGGTTAAGGGTAACACCAGAGACATACCAAAAGAAGTCAGAGAAAGGCAGTAGAAATACGTACAAAAGAGCTATTGATGAGTTGATAACACAGGGTTACATCACTCCCACTATTTACAAGTATACTTATTGGGTAAATCCAATACTAATGTTTGCCGGCAGTAGAATAAAAAAGTATCCTACTAAAGTAAAAGTTAAAAACATAAAAGATTAAAGCTAATGATAAGCAATAAAAAGAAGTTAGCATTATTAGAACTCCCTGAAACAAAGGGAGTTCTATTTGATGCTTTAGTTACTTTTGTAGGAGAAGCAAGAGGTGAGGAGGTTGATGAGATACACCTTGCAAATATGGCAGAAGCTATAATGGTATCTTTAAAGAGACAGTATCAACCTATAGTACAAAGTAATCCTAAGCAAATTGATCTTGAGGATAGTATAGAGGAAATCCAATCACACCCGGATTATAAAAATATAAAGGATGGTAAAGAATTTACAAATGATAAATAGACTTAATTAAAATGCAACAGAACAAAATAACAACAGCTATTGCTGTAGAGTATCTATCAAAAGCTTTGAAAGAAGATCCTGGATATTGGGAATCATGGAAAGCAAATATTGCAATGTGTATTTATGATCAATATGTAAAAGAGATACCAAAATCTTTAGAAGAAGTATCTCACTACGATATAATACAAATTGCAAACACAGGAGCAGATAACTTTCTTAAATTGTTAACAGCAGAAAAAACAACAGAGAGTGAGCAAAGCTAAAAAAGAACAGCAGTATTATAACGGAATACAAATTGATAGTATTGAGGAACAAATGGCTGTTATGTACTTTGAGGAGCTTATAGAAGCTGGATATGTAAAAAGTATAGAAAGAGCTGAGACATTTTTATTATCTGAAAAAGTGCAAAATAAATACACTCAGTTAGTAGAAATGAAAACAAAAATCAAACAAGTTGAAAAGAATCAGGTACTTCTTGAAGAACATGTTTATACTCCTGAGTTTAAAGTTAATTGGACAGAAAAAGCATTGTATATTCTTATGACTAACATGGGACAATACAATACAAAAATTACCCAGCCTTTTATGGGAAACTATCCTGATTTAGATAATTTAACCTCTTACATAGAGGTAAAACCAAACTTTGATCATCACAATATGACAAGGTTGTTTAAGATTAACCAAAAGTGGATGTATCAAGAGCACAATGAATTTGTAAATCTGGTACAACCTCATAAACTATTTGAAGAAACCTTTACTCCAACTGCTTATTTAAAAACTGCTACCGGTAAGCAAAGAGTAATTCATTGGAAGGTGAGAACATTAGAAGAATATTTAGACACTTTAACAAATCAATAATGAAAAAACAGATAGCAGACATCAAAGCATTTCAAACAGCATTTGAATGCAATGTGCTCCCGGTACCAACAATGCCGGCAAAACCAATTCAACATCTTCGTGAAAGATTACTACAAGAGGAACTTGATGAATTAAAAGTAGCAAATATTGATGGTGATATTGTAGAAGTAGCAGATGCTTTGGTTGATATTATGTATGTACTGTTAGGTACGGCATGTGAATACGGTCTTATAGACAAGATGGAAGAGATGTGGGATCTGGTACACGCATCTAACATGAGTAAACTGGACGAGAATGGAAGACCTATTCGTAGGGAGGACGGTAAAATAATAAAGCCTCCTACTTATGTAAAGGTAGATCTTAAACCTCTTTTCTTATAAAGGTGGTAAAGTTATAGAATAGATATAGTGGAATAAGCCACTGGTAAGGCTTTGCGTACTAAATAACTATCTCTCAAAATAGTTAAAGGGTGTCTACAGAATAGTTAGGTACATTCTTAACTATTTTCAGGGATAGTTATTTTATTTTTACTATCTCTCAAAATAGTACAAACATAAAAATAATAGTGTAGTACCGTAAATAAAATGTGCTAATAAAAATATAAATTAGTACCTTAGCGTAAAATATATACACTAATGGACAGGAAACCGTTTTTAAAACAAATAAGAGTGGATAATGTAGATGCAATAACTAAACATGGTGAACATTATACAGCACAAAAAAAGTTTCAAATAGTAGAGGAAGACAATGCTAAATTTTTACTGATGTTTCACCATATATCAGCATTCATGAATGGTTTAGATAGTCTTGTTGATGTTAAACTAATGAATTGGATATCTGACAATATGAATTACAATGACAGTATCATAATACTAGATAAGTACTACAAACAGAAAGCAGCAGAGTATGTAGGATTTAGCTATTCGGCAGTTGAAAAATCAATTAGTTCTTTAACAGCAAAAGGGTTTTTAGTTAAGCACAACTGCAAAAGATGTGCAAGGTATCATGTAAACCCATCTTATATATGGTATGGAGATAAAGCTGTAAGAGATGGTAAATTAAAATTTGTATTGGAACTAATGCAATACCAAGATCTTCCAGATAGAGAACAAGAAATATTAGATGACATAGAAAGAGCATCTGAACATTACAAAAACCAACAAAAAAAATAAATAATGGAACTACAAGCAAGAGTAGAGAGTACACAGTTATCTGAGAAACAATATCGTGGTTTAAAAGATAGATTGTCATATAGTTCTATAAAGCTATTTGATAATGATAGAAAAAGATTTTTTCACGAAGCTATTCTTGGAGAACCAAAAAAAGAAACAGAATCAGCATCTACCTTGATGGGTAGTCTGGTGCATTGTTTATTGGCAGGGCAACCATTTGATGAAAAATTTCATATGATCAGCGTGGTCGAACCTAAAGGTCAACTAAAAGAGTTGGTTGATGCATTGTTTAGACGTACTCTTAAAAGTATGGTTGATGGTGTAGTTACTGAGAAGTTTGAGATATTGTTTACAGATGCAGTGCAAGAAGTAAAGTATGATGTTACCGGTAAAGAAGTAGCATTTAAAGGCAAAGACCTTGATAAGATAGTAGGTATGTTTGAGGGTGATGCTGAGATCTATTATAAAGAGTTACTGCAGACTATAGGTAAATCAGTAGTAACTGTAAACCTTGTTACAAAAGCAGAGCAGATAGTACAAAAGCTACAGGGACATTCGTACACGTATGAATATGCAAATGCTCGTAGTGCTCAAGGTATTGATGTATTTAATGAACTAACTATTCTTTTCGAGATAGACGGTGTACCGTACAAGTCAATGCTTGACAAGGTAATTGTTAACCATGATGCAAAAACTATTGAATTGCTTGACTGGAAGACATCATGGGACAATGAGGAGCCACAAAGAGCATATCTGAAATTTGGGTATTATCTACAAGCCCCATTGTATGACTATGCATTGAGTCAATGGGCAAAAGAACATGGCCTGGAAAATTACACAATTGTACCAATGAAGTACATTTTCTGTGATACATCAGGTTTTGCTGATCCTGTAGTTCTTGCATTATCTCAAGATGATTTGATTGCCGGTTGGAACGGTTTCAAACTTAGGGGATATGAATACAGAGGTTTAAAAGAGTTGATGAGTGACATTGCCTGGCACGTTGATACGGGCAATTGGGCAACTTCAAAGGCAATTTATGAAGCCAATGGACACCTGCAGCTCGCATTAGATTACGAGCAAAAATAGATGTTAATTAACTTGTAGAAAATGGTTAAGTTATTTACCTTTACAGAGTAATAAAACTACTGCCATAGTTATACAAGATATTAAATACTCCTTTGGGGTGACGGATGGCAGTCCTGATCCTCAGAGGAGTTTTTCATTTTATGCAAGAAGAAATATGGAAACCTATAGCAGGTTATGAAGGTTATTATGAAGTGAGTAATCTTGGAAGAGTAAAATCTTTATTTTTTACACAAAATTCTAGATGGGGGAAAGATACAATTAAAGTAAAAAAAGAGAAAATTAGAAAAAATGTATTAAATCCTGTAAACGGTTATTATTGTTTAACTATAACAAAAGATAAAAAATTTAAAGGTTATGCTATTCATAGATTAGTTGCAATAGCATTTATTCCTAATCCTGAAAACAAAAAAGAGGTTAATCACATAGATGGTAATAAATTAAATAATTCTGTCACTAATTTAGAATGGGTAACTGCTAAAGAAAATACACACCATTCTATAAATACAGGACTTAATCATGGCTTAACTGTTATTAGATTAAAAGCCATAGAAGCAAGAATAATGAAAAATAAAGGATATAAATCAATTCAAATACAACGTGAATTAAATATATCAAAATCTGCACTTTGTAGAATATTAAATAATAAAACACATATTGATTATGGCAAAAACAACAAGTAAACCAATTGAAGAACAAGACAAGTTTACAGAAACAATTAAAAAATTAGAAGCCCGTTATGGAGTTGGAACTATCATTCATGGTAAAGATGTGATACAAAACTTTGAAGTAGTACCAACAGGATCATTGACACTTGATGTTGCCATAGGTCTTGGTGGTAATCCTGTAGGTAAATTGATTGAGATATTTGGCCCGGAGAGTTCCGGTAAGTCAACTATGTGTCTGCATATGACAGCCGGTTTTCAAAAGCTTGGTGGTGAATGTTTACTTATTGATTTTGAGCATTCTTATGATAAAGCATATGCTACTACACTTGGTGTAGATGTAGATAAGCTAACCATTATCCAGCCAGATTGTCTTGAGGATGGTTATAATATCATTGAGACTTTGATCAGAACAGGTAAGGTAAGGTTTGTGATCATTGACTCACATACTGCAGGTATGACCAAAAAAGTTATTGAAGGTGAAACCGGCGATGCTACTGTAGCTTCTCAGGCTAGAATCAATAGCCAAGCTCTTGGTAAGATTAAACCACTTTTGATGCCAAATAGGTGCACCATGATAGGTGTATCACAGCTTCGTGCTGATATTGGTGGTTACGGTGGCGATAAACCTACCGGCGGCAATGCATGGAAGTTCTACAGTGATATCAGGTACAAGGTATTCAAGATCAATGACAAGGCAAATGAGTCAAATAAGACTACTGTAGAGGTCATCAAGAATAAGTGTGCACCACCATTTGGCAAGGCCGAGTTTAGCATTAACTGGGGTACCGGTGTAGACCGCCAAAAAGAACTGATCGACTTTGCTACGGAGCTTGGCTTCATCAAGGTAGGTGGTTCATGGTTTACTATAGGTGAAACTAAACTGCAAGGTATGGATAAAGTCAAAGAATTTCTTAATGACAATCCGGAATATAGTGCAGACCTTGAGGCAAAGGTAATAGAGAAAATAAAAGGAGGCAAGTAATGACAGAAGAGCATGAGAAGAAAAAGAAGGAGTCAAGACTCAGTGGTCTCTATGCTCAACGACATAAATTGAATGAAAGACTTGTGAAGTTGGGTAAAGACAAAGATAAAATCGAGTCTGAGATTAAGAATACAAATGAAAAGCTTGTAGGTGTTAACAAGGGGATAGGACACCTTGAGAACAGAGATGTGTTGTTGACAACTCACTTTATTGCCAGGTATACACAACGAATAGGACCGGCAACTGAAGATGAAATGAGAGAGCGTATTTTGACCCCACAGCTTTTGAATATGATCCATACACTGGGTAATGGCACGTATCCGGTAGAGGAATTTATGGTAAGAGTTGAGGATAATAAGTTGATTACAATTTATCGAAATGAGACAAAAGAAAATAAAACACAACGTACTAGAGTCAATATGAAAAAAATCAAGAAATGGTAGACATTAATAAATCAAAATATGTATGAGTTTACCGGAAAAATAATCAAAGTAACACCTATTGTAAATGTTACAGGTAAGTTTAAAGAAAAGTGCACATTTATTGTTGAAGACGGTACTAAGAAAATTGCATTTGTTCTATTTGATGATTCAATTTACACAATTCTTAAACCTCTGGAAATAGGAGATCAAGTAAAAGTAACATTTAATGTAAAATCATTAGAGTTTTCTGGATCATGGGTTACAAATTGTTATCCTATTAAAGTTGAGAAAATAACAAATAATTCTAATAGCAATAACAATAGTAGCAATAACAATTCAAATAATTGGAGAAGTAAAGCAAACGCAAAAAATGCCAGTTTAAAAAATCCTTACTTTCCATTATTTACCTCTAAAGAAGCAGGTAAAAGAATTTATAGAGAATTGTGTAAAAAACATCATCCTGATGTACCAGGTGGTAGTCATGAAAAAATGCAAGAAATTAATAAATATTATGACATGTTTAGTAAACTACACAAATGAAACGAACACCTTTAAAACGTAAGCCGGGACCAATAGGTAAACCAAATAAAATAAAAAGAAAACCACCAACTGCAGAAAAGTTGGAAGCTGATAGGAAGCAAAGTGAAAAAGACAGAGAGTTCTACAATAAGATTTGGCAGAGCAGACCACACAGATGTGTGGTTTGCAATGTCAGTCTTGGTAGTGAGATGCGAACAGCTTATATGGACCATTTGCTTGATAAAGCAATTTACCCAGAGCTCAGGTACGAAGAAGAAAACATTGCAATTGTTTGCATGGATGACCATGGTTGTAAGACAAATAAATTTCCTAAACCGAAGCACCAAGAATTGATTAATATTGCAAAAGCAAAATTTCTAACATGATAACAAAAACGTCACACCCAAAAAGCTTTGAACTTTTCAAAGCATATGTAAAAACAAAAGCTGCAATAGTAAGCTCAAAACAGATACCTGGTGAATTAATGGATAATATTGTTAATGACAATATGATAACTCTGTCGTTAGCCAACTGGTCACGAGATTTGTATGACTTCTTTGATGCTCAAGGTATTGTAGTTTCAGTATGGAATCCCGGCCAAGGTTGGAAGTACAGAGTTGCGGATGGTTTTCCTATAGAAAGTTCTGCAGCAAGTAGAAAAGAGGCAGAAATAACAGCATTTACTGAAGCATTTAATAGGTTAGAAAAGAAATAATATGTATCTTTGATACATGTTAAAATTTCTTGAAACAGGTCACAAATATGAGTCAGTCACACCCGATGGACGAAAGTGGTTGGGTGTGACTACTCTAATTTCTCATTATAAAGTACCATTTGATTCATCTATTGTCTACAAAAATGTAGCAGATCCTAGTTCAAAATGGTATGGAATGAATCCAAGTGAGGTTCTTCGTATCTGGGAAAATGAAAAAAATAGAAGTACTACAGTAGGTTCACACTTTCATAAAAAAATGGAAGATGCTGAAGTAAATCCTAAATCTACTTATTATATTAAAGAAGGCTGGAAATATGCAGGTAACCAAGTATTAGAACCAGGAGTATACCCAGAGCATTTTATCTATAATGCTAAATACAGTATTTGTGGACAAGCGGATAGAGTAGAATGCACACCTCAAGGTACCGTAAACATAGGTGACTACAAAACAAATAAGAAACTGGAAACAGCCGGTTTCCGGGGGAAGAAGATGTTAGCTCCTATACAACACCTGAATGACTGCCATTTAAGCCACTACGCCCTGCAAATGAGCCTTTACATGTGGATGATCTTGCAGCACAACCCTTTGTTGTCTCCAGGTGTTATGACCATTTATCATATCAAGTTTAAGGTGGCTAACCAGGATAGTAATGGATACCCTATTATTGCTAAAGATAAAAATGGGGATTATGAACATGAATCCATAACCCCCATTGTTGTTCCTTACCTTGAGAAGGAAGTAATTTCTATCCTTACTGCTCTTCCGGTGCACCCTCAATAGATGAACCTTCTTCAGGCATAATTTCAGTAGCAACACCATCTGTAACAGCTTTTTCAAGAACATCGTTCATTGTCTGCTGCAATTGTGCAATACCCAGTGTTTGTTGTGCCTCAACAATTTTAGACTGGAACTGT